AGGGGCGGGGGCCATGGTCAGGAGGGCATGGAGCAGGGCTCACGGACCACGCGGCAAACGCATAAGCAGAAATGCCAACGATAAAAGTTTTTTTGAAAAAAATATCAGAAAATGACGTAATAGACGTAATGGTGTAAGAAGTGAATGAAATCAATGGGTTAGGAGTGTACAGAGACTTACAGTACCTCTACAGGTGTAATTTCTTATAAAAGTCGCGCGCGAGACAATTTTTTTTTTTTTTTTTTTTTTTTTTGGAAAAAGTCCTACTAAAACCCAAAAAACGGGGAGGGGCTGGAAGAGGCCCCTGGGTGGCGCGTCCCATCTGGTATGTTGTAAACTGCTGGCATGTTGAAAATCGAGAGCCACGTACCGCTGCCTTACTGGAACAAGCGGGAGAAGTACCCGTTCTATGACATGCGCGTCGGGGACAGCTTCCTGCTGACCGATCGCCGCCTGGTCAAGAACGCCCGCTCGGCCGCCTGGATATTTTCCAAGCGGCATGAGGGGGTCAAGTTCTCTTGTCGCAAAGCCGAGGGCGGCTGGCGTATCTGGAGGATTGCCTGATGACCAAGAAGGATGAGAAGTTTTTGGCGGGCAAGAGCCTGGGCGGCCGTCCGGCCGTGGTAGAGGAACGGATCAGCAAGCCCGTGCAGGCGCACAAGATGAAGGTTTTGCGCCCGCAGGAATGGAAGTTCGTCGAGGAGTTTGCAGCCGGGGACGGGCACGTCACCCTGAAGGAGGCAGCCATCCGGGCCGGGTACAGCGAGGCCTGGGCCAAGAGCCGGGCGCGAGAGCTTACCGACCCGGACAAGAACCCGCACATTGTGGCGGCCATCCAGGAGCGGCGTCGCGAGCTTGGCGAACAGTACGGCACCAATTTCGAGCGGCACATGCGGGACCTCCAGATCATCCGAGACCAGGCCTTACAGGCGGGCGCATACGGCGCGGCCGTGCAGGCTGAATACCGGCGCGGGCAAGCCCTGGGCACGATCTACATCGAGCGCAAGGAAATCCGGCACGGGATGATTGACTCCATGAGTAAGGAGGAAGTCCTGCGCAAGCTCGAAGAAATCAAAAAACTGTACGGGCAAAACGAAAGCCCGGTGATTGACATCACGCCGCGCCAAATTGAGGAGGCCGTTGACGTCACCCCCACGGAGGCCCCGCATGCCGATGAAGCCCGAGACGCGCCTGTACAACCGACTGCGCGAAAATCTCCCAAACTGCCATATCACCCGGATTGAGTCCCGGGTAAACCTGGGCATCCCGGACTGCCTGATTGCTTTTCCCCATGGGGAATTCATCATGGTGGAGTTGAAGGTGGTGACCCGGGGGCGGCGCGTGAACCTGAGCCCGCACCAGGTGGCATTTCACGTCAAGCATGCGGACCTGCGGTGCCCGACGTTCATCCTGGTGCGCTATCAGCCCACCGGCACCGCGCATGCGCACAAGTCCATGCTCATGCTGTACGGGGGCGAGCAGGCCTTGGAATTGCACAAGCTCGGGTTAGACCTGGAACCGATCGCACAGTGGCCCTGGGTCGCGGTGCCCTGGCACATGCTGCGGGCCGAAATGTTGAACAGTTGACAGTTGATAAAACCGTCGATAGCATGGAGGGGTCGGGGACGTCCCGATTTCAAGAAAGCGAGAAAGTCATGATGAACTGGTACCAGGCCCACACCGAGACCGTGCACGGTTTCGAGATTGTTTTGTCCGTGTGCACCGATAGCTCCGACCCGGCGGAAAGTTTCGACGATGAGGGGGAGACCGCGCGCCTGATCCGCGCGGGGGTGTACGAATGGTTTATTGCGCGCGTGGAGGCGCGGTGCGAGGGGGTAACCCTGGCCGCCGACTACCTGGGCGGGTGCTGTTATCGGAATTTCGACGAATTCCGAAGCGAGCCCGGCGGATACTACGCGGACATGGTCCGAACCGTCACCGATGAGGCCCGCTTGCGGATTGCGCGCCTGGCCGCGCATTGTGCCGCTACGTGCCCGCACTGTGGCCGCGACCTGGAGGGGCCCGAACTGGCCGCCGGGCTTTGCACCAGCGACGACTGCCCCCGGCATGATCCGCCCCGCGCCCGGGGGGAGGCCCCCGCATGCGCCTAAACCGTGGAAATTTCAAACCGGGACCACTGCGCCCGACGCGGCCGCCCGACGCGGGCCGGACCGGCCTGCGCCTGTTGCTTTACTTACTGGTGCAAAAAATTTTGCACGGCCGAAAATAGGGGGTTGACGTCCGAAAAAATTTCGGCTTAGAATTGCGACAGGTCGGGCGCAGTGCCTGGCCATCAGAAAGCGAGAAAGCGAGGCCTACCATGTTGAAAACCGTTTCCGTTTCCGGCAATAAAAAAACCGGACCGATTGCCACCACGTACCGCGCGGGGGCTCATCACGTTTTCGGGACGTGCCCGAAATCCTGCGCCCTGAACCCTCAAGGGGACCACGGGGCCGACCTGGTCGACGCGGAATATTTGCAAGCCCTGCGCGAGGCCGTCCCCCGCAACGGCCAGGCCTGGACTTATTCCCATTTCCCCGCCGCCCTGTTGCCCGTACCCGCCCCGGGTGAAACCGTGATAAATGCATCATGTGACAGCATGGCCGACGCCGTGGCCGCCGTGAACCAGGGCCGCCCCGCCGTGGTGGCCGCGCCCGCCGGTACCGTGTGGCCCGCGACGCGCGAGGGGGTCCGCTTCGTGCAGTGCCCGGCGGAATTGTCCGAGGGTTTCACGTGCGCGCAGTGTGGCGGTGGCCGTCCGCTTTGCGCCCGGGGGGATCGCGATTTCGTGGTGGTTTTCGTGGCGCATGGGTCCGGCGCGCGCCTGGTCGGGTCCGAGGATCAGGGCGGATGCTATGCAAACGGGGGCCCCGTCCGCCTGGCCTGGAATTCCGCCCGCCGTACCGGCACCGGAAACGACGCCGACGCCGTGCGGGCTTTTGCTCGGTCCCTACCCCCGGGGTCCCTGTTGCGCCACCACGTGGCGGGGGATATCGGCCGGACCTGATCCGGGGGGCTTGCGCCCCGAAAAAATTTCAGTGTAAAATTATTCCGCCGGGCAATTCCGCCCGGTACTTTTCAAGAAAGCGAGAATGCAATGGCTCACATGATCGACACCACCACCGGCCGCGCTGCAATGGCCTACACCGGCACCACCCCATGGCATGGCCTCGGCCAGGCACTGACCCCGGGGGCCGATATCGACACTTGGACCCGCGAGGCGGGGCTTGCCTATTCCGTGCTCGAAAGCCCGGTGCAATATTCCACCCCGGCCGTTTCCGACCTGCAAACCTGGCCCGCCCGGAAAGTTTTGCACCGGTCCGACACCGGCGCGCCCCTGGCCGTAGTTTCCGACAGCTACAACGTGGTGCAGCCTGGCCAGGTGATGGATTTTTTCCGCCGCCTGGTCGATATCGGGGGCTTTGAACTGGAAACGGCCGGGGCCTTGAGTGACGGCCGCCGGGTGTGGGCCCTGGCCCGGGTCGGGGACGGTGCCCCGATTGTCGACGCCGACCTGGTGCGGCCTTACCTGTTGCTCGGGACGTCCTACGATGGAACCATGGCCACCGTCGCAAAATTTACCGCCATCCGCGTGGTGTGCAATAACACCATCACGGCCGCCGTCGGGGGCTATTCCGGGGGCCGCGTTATCAAGGGCGAGGGGGAAACCGATAAGGGATATCTAAAATCGGCCGTCCGGGTTTTGCACTCGGAAAAATTCGACCCCGACGCCGTCCGTTTGCAACTGGGAATTGTCGCGGGGGCTTGGGAAAATTTCCTGATCCAGTCCCGGCAACTGGCCGCCGTCCCCATGGACCTGGCCGAGGCCGACGCGTTTATTGTCGACCTGTTGACCCCGTACCATACCGCCGCCCGCCCGTTGCAGGAAACCAAGGGTTACCGCCGCGTGATGGATTTATTCCAGGGCCGCGCGATCGGGTCCGATATCCCCGGGGTTTCCGGTACCCGGTGGGGCATGCTTAACGCCGTGACGGAAATGGTGGACCATGAGCGGGGCCGCGCCGGATCGACCCGCCTAGAATCCGCCTGGTTCGGGCCCGGGGCCGCTTTGAAAGCCCGCGCCGTGGACCTGTTGACGGCCGACCTGGTGGGGGCCTGATCATGGAAATGCGACAGGTTGCCGTGGCCGTTTTCAACGATCGCACCACCGAGGCCGCCCGCGCGGCCGCCCTGGCCGTTTTCGTTGATAAGGGGGCCGACTACTGGGACGCCGCCGTCCACCGCCTTTTACCGGTGGTTTTCGCCGAGCTTCGGAAACCGATTTATTCGGGGGCCGAATTCGACGCCACCGCGTGGACGGCCGCCGCCGACGTGCTCGAAATGGAAATACAGCATGCGATCGATTGCCGGGCGGGGGCCGCCTGATCCGGCCGCCGTGCCCCGTTTTAAGCCCGCCCCGGTGGCGGGCTTTTTTGCGCCTGGTGGCGGGGCTTGTGGCCGTGGAAAATTTCGGGGTAAAATTTAATCCCCGGCATGGGGCCGGGGGAAACTTTCAAGAAAGCGAGAATGAAATGAAAACGAAAATTTTCGACTTGCGCAGTGTGGACATGGCCACCGCCTACGGCTTGACCCAGTCCGCCGCCGCGATCCGTCACGGGGACGTTTTACTAGTGGCCGACGGCGTGGCCGTGCTTTACCTGGCCTGGCCGTGCATGGTGGCGGGGGCTTCGGCCGTTTTCCATGGCCTGGCCGACGGGTCGACTTGGGACGCGGTGGCCTTGGACCTGGCCGCCGAGGGCCGCGCCGATAAGGCCGCGCAATTGCGGGCCGGTGTGGACCTGGCCCGCCGCCCGTTTGCCGACCTGGTGGCCGCCGCCGTCGACCTGGCCGACCTGGCCGAGGGGGTTGCAGCATGAGCGGGCCGCGCCTGGTTTACGTGGCCGCCGTGCAGGATATCGGCCGGGTCCGCGTGGTTTTCGATCCCGACGTGCAGGAATTCCGCGCCCGCCTGGTCGGGCCCGGCGGGGACCTGGTCGGGGAATATTTCACCGACGACAGGGCCGACGCGGTGGCCACCGCCGACGCCATGCTGTCGCACCAGGCCCGAGCCCTCGGGCTCGAATAGGCCACCGCCCGGGAACATTTCCCGAGCCCACCGAGCCCGGCCGCGCGCCGGGCTTTTTCTTGCCGGTATCACCGCCGCGCCCTGATCCGGCCGCCTCGGGCCGTTTCCCTGGTGGCCAGGCCCACCAGGCCGCCCGCGATCGGCGCGCCGTTTGCCGGGGCTTTCCGCCCGCCTGGTCGACCTGGTGGCCGATCGGCCGCCCGCCTGCTACGTCCCCGCCGGTTTCCGTCCCCGTGCGCCTGGTGGCCGTGCCTGGTCCCCGAGCCCGGCCGCTCGGGCCCTGATCCGTGCGCCGTGTATCACGTGCCCGCGCGGTGGTCCGTGGTGCCTGGTTCGCGCCACCAGGGCCGCGCCCTGGTGGCCATGCGCCGGGGTCCGTGGTGCCTGGTCCGTGGTGCCTGGTGCGCGCCTGGTGGCCGTTCGCGGTGGTGCCTGGTCCGTGCCTGGTGGCCACCGGCCGGGGCCGTGGTGCCTGGTTCGCGGGCCGCGCGCCGTGGTCCGGCGGCCGTGGTTCGCGGGTCCCGGATCGGCGGCCGGGCGGGTCGGGCCGGGGGCCGGGGCCCAAAAAATCGCGCCGGTCGAAGGCTGCGCGGGCTTCGGCCCGGTTTTGCACTGTCAGTTACTGGCAAAACAGTTTTTGCTGTTCCACGAAAACGGCCCCCTTGTTTTCAAAACCACTTTCCGATTGAAATT